CTGTCCGGGCTGGGTGCCGGGCCGGAAAAAATCGGGCCGAGTCACCACTCCTCGCCGTCGTACTTGTGAATTGGCGATCTCAAAGTACTTTCATCGCATTTATGCAGGTCAGAGCGTTGTTTGTTGGGCCAGATGGCCAGCGTTTCGCCGGCGTAGCCAGCGCGGTGCGAGTCGGCGTGGCCAGCCCCCATCGAACAGACGTACGGCAGGCTCCCGAGCGCAGGAGGATACGGATCTCCGCACAGCCACACCCCCTCACGTTGCGCAGCGTTACCCCGCCCGAGTGGATCTACGTCACGCACCGTGATACCCGTACCGACCGTCATCATGGTGACGGTGAGCAACTGCGGCTGGCCGACCTCGCTGACCAGCGCCACGCTCTTGATGTCGGCCGGGTCCATTCCGTACTGGCTGCGCAGGTACGCCACGATCGGCGCGGTCAGCGCGTCGTCACCGTTCTTGATCACGATGTGTCTCGGCATGGTCATCTCCACTTCGTCACGGCCACGGCCGGCGGATCCGGCGCGCGCATCGGGTCGCCCACGTGCAGGTTGCACGGGGCGCACGCGCTCACGAGGTAGCGCGGGTCGTCGCCTCGGGCCTTCCCGAGACGGTGGTGCACGTGCATCGGATCCGACCGATGCACGCACACCCCCTCGATCTTCAGCTGGCAGAGGCCTTTATCGCGTGCGAGCACAGCGGCCCGCAGCGTGCGCCACGCCCGGGTCGATCCCCCTGACCAGCCCTTACTCACGGACGGTGCAGATGCACAGCCACTCGCTCAGGCCGATCTCGTTCGGCGCGCCGCGCAGCATGGTCTGCCCGTGCTCGTGGCATAGAGGCGGGTCGGGCACGCCGTTGGGCGCGTCGGTGCACGTGCCGCCGGTGGCGATGTGCTGGCCGTGGGAGCCGATCGCGTAGCCGTGCGAGCAGCGCGGGGCCGGCGTGGCCAGGGCGTCGGTGAGCGCGCTTTCGGGGTACCGGCCGGCGGGCGTGGGCGACTCGAGTTCGGCCAGGGCGTGGGCCAGTTCCATGAGCGTCGTCGCGACGTCCCAGTAGCCGCGCTCGGCCGCCCACGCGGCGGCGTGGCCAACCGCTGCGGGGTCGGGAAGTTGGGTTCCGTCGTCGGTGTCGTGGAAGCGCAAGATATGGGGCATTTGGCACCTCTCGATGGGAGCGTTGGTGGGTAGGTGCACCCCACCCCTGATCCGCGTTTGGGCGCGAAATCAGGTGGTGGGGGCGGTTCTCGACGGTCGGAAGTTCGGGCCGTAGCAGAGCTCACCGCGCGGCCCATTACGGCCGCGCCAGGGCGGGATGCGTCGACAGCTCTCCACGCGCCGGCCTACGGCACGCCCGGATCCTTCCCGGGTCGCCGCCCGATCCGGGGCGTGCCGTAGGAGCCTTCCGGCGCGTCCGGTTCTGCACCGGGCACGTTGGGCCTGCCGTGTACGCCCCAGGGTCGCCCCAGGGGTCAACACGTGCGTGGCGATCGACTCCATTACGCGAATTGGTGATTTGCCTTTTGCGGGCACTATCGCGCGGTAGCAGGACGTTGTGCGCCATTTCCGGCCCGCGGTTACTGCCTCACTCCGCGGTATCGCGCTCACGCTTCGCAAGAGCGTTTCACCATTTGAAGGTGATTCGAGCGGCAGGCGTTTATCCGGTAGCCTGGCACCTGAGATTTTGTAGGCGTTCGTCATCATGATCGGCCCGCCCCCCGGATCGCAAGTCCGGCGCGCGGGCCGTTCGTGTTTCTGCTCTTGGCGTAATCGGCCAGCTTGGTCACGCGCTCCCGGGCCGGGTCGGACGCGACCCAATCGGCCAGCCACACACCGAACGGCGGGCACGCGGCGCCGGCGGCGTGCCGGACACTGCACGTGTGCACGGGCCACGCCACGGACGCGTCGCGGGCCGGGATGGCGCTAGGCACGGGCCGGTTTGAGCAGCTTGTAGGCCTCGGCCACCTCGGCCACCTCGCTCACGTAGAGCAGCATGTGACGGGCGCCGGACTCGCGCGGGCCGACTCGGGGCCGGCGGCCGTTGAGCTTGCGCTCGGCGATCATGCGGCGCACGGTGCGCTCGCTGACGCCGATGCGGTCCGCGGCGTAGGCGATCGTGCACCAGTCGGCGGGGTCCGCGAATGCCAGCTGTGAACTCTTCATGCCGACATCTTGACACGGCCGCCGCGGCGGAGGCAAGGTTGTCGGCATGACGAACGCAGAGCAGCAGTACGACATCAGCGAAAGAGACGCCGTGCGCGCCGATCTCGAGCGCGAGGCACGCGACGACGCGGCCACCGTGGCGGCCGAGCGGTTCGGCCCGCTCCCCCAGCGCGAGCCCGGCGTCGCCGGCAAGCGGCTGCAGTTCATCGCCGTGTTGCACGCCATGATCCAGTTCCTGATCGACAACCCCGACCTGCCGTGCCCGTGGACGGCCAGCATGTCGTTCACGGTCAGCGACACCCTGGCGCTCGAGGCGATCGCGGAGCGGTTCGCCGATGCGGGCGTCGAGTGCCGGGCGATGCGCAACGCGCACGGCGTGCTCGATCAGGTGACGCTCTTTGAGGCGTTCGGGCCTGACTTCTACACCCCGGTCAGCTTCCGGGCCGCCGATCCGCTCCATGGGCGGCCGTTGTGATCTGGCTTCGCGGCAAGATCAGCGACCGGTTGCGCAACGTGTTCGGCATGGCCGTGGCCGAATGGCCCGCGGCTCGGGCCGACGACTCGATCGATGACATGGCGCCGGCGAACTACACCGGGGTGCACCTCGCCCCGGCCGGGCGCCGTGCGAAGCACCGCCGGTAGAACGAGGCCGGCCCGGGCGCATCGTTGCGCCCGGGCCGCGGGTCCCCGCATCACCGTTCCCTTACCGATCATTCTAGGAGATTCCGTGAGGCATCGTCCCGAGTACATCAACGCGTCGGCGCCGTACGTGCGGCCCGCGCTCTACGTCCCGCCCGCGGCCGTGGTCGCCGCGCTGGCCGAGCATGACGAGGCCGCGCTGGCCAACCCCATCAGCAGGTGGGCGGCGTCGTGGCGTTCGGTGGTCTACCTGTTCGGCGTGCTGGCCGCGCTGGCCCTGCTGATCGGCGGTTTCGCTTACGGCGTAAAAACGATCGCGGCCAGCAATGGCGGGCCGACCTCGTCGACGTGGGTCACGCCGAGCACGTACGGCCCGCCGGTGGGGACGCCGCGATGACGGAGGACTGGAAGCCGTTCGGGTTCGACAACGTGCGATTTGTCCACCTGCTGCAGGCCGCGGCCGTCGACGAACGCGGCCAGGAACTCGTCAGGCCCGAGGGTCGGCCGCTGCTCGCATTGATCATCACGCCGCACGCGTTCGGCACGCACGCCAAGGAGCCGGCCGAGACGCACCTCGTGCCGTGGCAGGGCGTGGCCAGCCTGCACGCGCAACTGGACTACTGGGCGGAGACGCTGCCCACCGACGTCCGGGACCGGTACGACACCGTGCGCCGGCAGACGTACGAGGCAGCACAGGAGAGCAACCGTGACTGAGCTGCCTAAGGTGCCGGCGCCGGCCGGGCGTGATGAGCGTCTGGTCAAGCGCGGCGAGATCCCGCCCAACCTGTACGCGAAGATCAGGATGCAGATGGGCATCGCCACGTACCGGGGCGTCTGGCCGATCGGGGTGCGCCGGTGAGCGACGACGAGCACGGCCCGGACGGCCCGGGCCCGCTGATGATCTTCGCTGTCGTGATGGGCGTCGTACTGGTGGTGCTCGCCGTCGTCACGCTCGTGCAGCTGCGTGAGGCCTCGTGCGGGGCGTCATGGTGAGCGAGCAGCGCGGCGGCGGGTTCGGCACGTTCGTCGTGCTGGTGGTCCTCGTGGTGGTCCTCGTGCTGGCGTTCAAGCGATGACGGCCCCCACCGATTGGATGGCCTACCGGCGGTGCCCGGTCTGTTTCCAGTACAACGGCAAGCCGTGCGTGGCCCAGTCGGGCCGGGTGGTCGACGGGCGGCCGGACGGCAAGCGGGTCAACCTGCTGGTGCCGCACGCTGGGCGGCGTCTGCGGTCGGTACGTAAGGGCAAGCTCCCGCGGGTAGCGTGAGCGCGCTGGTGCCCCCGCCAGACGATTGAGGCCCACCTCCCCTGCGCGGGTGGTGGGCCTCTCTCGCGTCGTGCAGCAGACAATCCCTCAGCGGCCGGAGTGTGCGGCTTCAGCCGTGGCCGATGCTACTCGGCCGGTGGGGTGGCCGGAAGGTGCTCCACCACACCGGCGACGGTGCGGTTGACGAGCTCGTTTTTCTCGGTGTCGCTCAGGAACTCCGCGGACGTCCGGGCGACCCGGCGGACCTCGTTCGCCGCGGGGGTCTTGGCCGCGGCCAGTTCCTCGCGGATGATCTGGCGGATCTCGGCTGCGTCGGGCATGGTCAGCTCTCCCAATCGGAAGTCGAACGTGGCGTTATTGTCGGCGGCCTGCGACCAGGCGCCCTCGATGTGCACGTGCTCGTTGTGCTGGTCGTCGCCGTCGTACTTGGCCGGGGCGAAGCCGGCGCGCTCGTGGTAGATCTTCCCGGCGAAGATGATGTAGCGCACCACGCTGGCCAGCCCGGGCAGCCGGCGCACGTGGTCGACGTACTGCTGGGTGGTGACCCCGGGGGCTCTCAGGTCGGCGTCCATGTCCCACGCGCGCCACTCGGGCAGCGTGTCCGGGTCGCCGTTCCACGAGGGCTTGCTGCCCGGGGTGTCGTCGGGGTTGTGGCCGCTGGTGCGTAGGCGGTGCGGCTCGTCGCCGATGCCGCCGTCGCTGGTCCGGTCGCGGTTCGGGAAGGCTTGGTCGGTCTGCGAACGCATGTTCTGCAGGCCCTTGGTCATCGGCATCACAGGCCCCCGGGCTGGTTGGCCTTGCTCTGGTAGAGGGCAACGGCGTGCTTCGCGGCGGCGCGGGCGATCGCGTCGCGCTCGGCGTCGCTGGCGCCGTTGGTCTGGTCCTCGGTCTTGGCGCTGCTCTTGGCGGCGCCGACCCCGGCCACCGCGGCGACCCCGGAGAAGCCGGTCGTCGCGAAGATCATCAGCGTGTTGATCATCTGCCGGAACTCGGTCACGTCCTTGCCGGCGTAGATCAGCGTCGTGAAGCCGATCAGGCCCGCCAGCAGCAGCGTGCCGACGATGACGAGCACGGTGATTGTGACGCTCGTAGGTGCTTTCTTCAGCCAGTCCATGAGCACAGCATCCCCCGGTCTTTCCGTACGGAAGATCAGCCTACGCGGGGGGTGTGACACCCGGCCAAGATCATTCCTTCACGACGGTCAGCGATCGGGCCTGCGTCGCCGCCCCGCGCGGCAGGATGCTGCCCGTCCCGCTCGAGCGCACGTAGGTGGCGTGGAAAACCGGGTTGGTGATGGTGGCCACCCAGTCCACCTCGCAGATCTCGGTGAGCACGTCGGACGCCACCGCGGCGTAGGCCTTGGCGTAGGTCAGCTGAGGGTCCGTCAAGGCGGCGGCGCCCGTACCGACCCGGATCCGGACGATGAACCGGTCCGCGGCGACGGTGGCCTGCCACGGGAAGAAGTAGCGCACCCGGTAGAGCTGCCCGATGACCGCGGTCACCGGGACCTGATCGACGATCGTTTCGGTGGTGGTGATGGTGGTCGCCGTGTAGTCGGCCACCGCGTTGAGGGTGCCGACCCGGCGCACCAGTTCGGACGAGAAGACGGGATCACCGCTGGCCATTAGAGCCCTCCGTACGCGTAGCGGGCCGGGTCGAACGTGCGGACCTCGGCGTTGACGAGCTGGGCCTTGACGACGCCGTTGATCGAGCGGGTCACGGTGGCGGTCTGTGTGAACGGGCCGACCCCGGCGGTCCCGGCCGCCGCGGTCATGGCGGTCACCCGGACCCGCTCCCCCGCGATGATCATGTCGTACGGCAGCGAGGTGGTGGACCAGACGTCGAACTGGTTGGCCGTGGTCAGCGACAGCGAGGTGGCGCTCGAGGTGGCGCCGGCGGCGAGGGTGGTGCTCGCCGAGTCCTGCCGGCGCGCCGTCGCGTCGTAGACGCCCGTGATGTACGGGTCGGCGGGCACGGTAGTCAGCGTGCAGGAGTCCTCCACCGCCCCGCCCGCACGGTTGATCGTGAGCACCCTCAGCCAGATCGTGTCCGGCTCCGCGCCGGTGATGGTGATGAAATCGCCCGGCCGCAGCGCGGTGCACGCGGCCCGCAGCGACGGGTTCGCCAGCAGGTCGATGCGGACCTGCCGGTACCGGGCCCGGTCCACGGTGCCCTCGGCCAGCGCGAACTCAGCGCGGTTGGTCAGGGCCCGGGTCGGGTCAGACAGGTTGACGTCAACGGACTTCTTGTACGCCCCGACCCCGGCCGGGGGCGGCGAGATCGACAGCCGGCCGCTCGTGCGCTGCAGCCGGACCTCGGTGCCGTCGCGGTTCGCCACGGTGATGTCGTTGACTACGCCCGTGTCCGTGATGTCTTTCTGCAGCGGCACGCCCACGTCGGTGCCCACCGTCAGGGCCAGGGCGGCCGTGCGGTTGATCAGGTCGGTGAAGCAGCGCATCGTGACCGCGATGTCCAGCGGTTCGTCGTAGACCACCGCGGCCTCGGTGGCCGCGCACTCGGCCAGCAGGTCGATGATCCGGCCGGGTTTCTGCCGGCCCATCGGTGCCGACGTGGTCGCACCGACGACGTAGCGGGTGATCCCCACCTCGCCGAGCAGCCGGTAGAAGCGCCACCCGGCGCGCTCACCCTTGTACCCGTCGAACGCCAGGCGGGCATCCGAGGTGGTGCCCACGATGTCGAGGCTCGTGTCGGTGACCGCGAAGACGTGCCCGTAGGCGGCGCCGTCGGTGTAGGCGTTGCCCGGGATCACCCACGTGCGGGGCCGGCCGGTGGTGGTGCCGGAGAAGGTGGCCGTGATGCCGCTCGGGCCGGTCGTGTCGTCTTGGGTGTACCAGGCCGGCTCGTACGTCACGGTCGAACCGGACACCGTGACCTTGATCCGCATCCGGGCCCACGCGAGGATCGGTTGCGCGGCGATCACGGACGAGTCGAGAACCGTGCCATCGGCGTCTTGCACCACCGTGCGGTAGGAGACGTTGTTCACCTGCCACGAGTAAGTCCGGCCCGCCGAGTCGGTGTAGGCGAAGATCGTGCCGTACGTGCCGGACCCGGGCAGCACGTTGAGCCGCACGGCGAAGGAGATCTGGTAGCCGTTGCCGGACGGTGAGCGAAACGCCCCGAACACGGTGCTGCTGGCCGACACGGTGAGGACCGAATCGGAGCCCCCGGCCCCGGGGTCGCCGGCCAGGGACACGGTGCCCGAGTAGGTGCCCGCTTCCACCGTGGGGACCAGCTGGGCCAGCCGGGCACTGCCCGTGGGGTCCTCGAGGGGCCAGTAGCCGAGCAGCGAGGCGTACCCGCTGATCTGCCGGCGCAACGGCGAGTCGATGGGGTCGTCCCACCGCCCCAGGCGCCGTAGGACGCCCTCCGCTGTGATGCCCACCCATGACCGGCCCCGCACCCCGGGGACGTGCTCAGGGGTGCGCTCAGGCTTCCACGAGGACGCCTCGCCCCATGTGAGCGTGGTAGCGGAGATCTGCACCCGGGCGGGCGTGTTGCGGCCGATCTTGCCGTACAGGGACCCGGGCGCGTAGGTCGGGTCCATGACGAGGTTGTCGCTGGCCAGCGTGAAGTCGATCTTGTTTGGCTGCAGCCCGGAGTCAGCGTCGGGCCCGACCTGTGTTTCCCACCCCTCCTGCGCGTAGCCGTTGAGCACGTTCCAGACGCCGTCGTAGAACAGTTGGAAACTGAGCGGGAGGCTGGCCATCAGGCGAACCGGATACCGAGCTGGGCGGCTCGGCCGCCCTTGGCCGAGACGCGGTCAGCGATGGCCTTGGTCAGCGCGTCGATCAGCCCGTCCCCGCGGATGGCCACCCACCCGCCGTCACCGGTCCCGCCCGCGTTGGACGACACCGTCTCGCCGGCCATGGCCATGATCGGTACGGCCTGCCCGGGGTAGCCCGGGACGGTGCCGCCCGCGTGGAAGGTGGGCAGGTTCGGCACGCTGATCGAGTTGCCGCCGATGCCCGGCACCCACCCGGGCACCGACCACGACAGCCGGCCGATCGTGTTGTTCCACGCCCGGGCGATCTGGTTGAACGCGGCCTTGAACGGGTCCGCGATGTAGTGCGCCACCGACGAGAACGCCCCGCCGATCCACCCCGGGAGCTTCTTCAGCCACTCCCAGGTCGCGGACGCCGCCCGTTGGATCCCGCCCCACGCCGCCTTCCAGATGCGCTGAAACCAGTTCGTTTTGGTGGCGATCAGCACGATCACGGCGATCACGGCCACGATGGCGATCACGATCCACGTGAGCGGGCTGGCCCACAGGGCCCCGTTCATGAGTAGCTGCGCGCCGGCCCACACCTTGGACGCCCCCGCGGCGACCTTGGATGCGGCCGCGCTGGCCAGCGTCGCGACCTTGGTGCCCTTGAGCGCGGGGATGATCAGGTTGTAAAAGCCGGACCCCAGGTCGCCAATGCCGGCGCCGAGCGTCAACAGCCCGTTGAACAGGTCACCCTTCATCACCAGCGACGTGCCCTTGGCGGTGTCCTGCAGACCGGTCAGGGTGTCGCGGAAGCCCATCGCCTTGGTGTCGACGTTGTCGGCGGCCTCCGCGGCCCGGTCGAAACCGGCGCCGGACTCGGCCACCTTGTCGCCCATGCCCTTCGCGGACGCCCCGACCCGGTCGAAACCGCCCTCGAGATCCTTGGTCTCGCCGGCGAACGTCATCGTGATCTGGTTGGCCATCAGTGCACCTCGAGCCCTGCATCGTGGGCCAGCTTGGTCAGCGCGCCAATCATGATCTCCGCGATGTCGGCCCGACGCACCTCGAGGCCCTTGTAGAGGTAGCGGCCCCCGCGGATGTACGGGCGGGCCGGCGGCCGACCCTTGCGCTTGCCCTCACCACCGAAGTCCAGCCACGGCGCGTACGCGGCCTTCCGGCCGCCCATCGACAGCTTCAGGTCCCGCTGCCCGGCCCGGGCCTTCAGCGACGCCGCAGCGGCCCCAGACTTGCGGGGCATGTGCCCGGTGGCGTAGTCGATGACCACGCCACCGGCCTCCACGAACGCGCCGCGCATCTGCTTGACGAGCTCGGCGTCCATCTGGTCGATGGCCTGCTGAAACTCGCGGAGCCCCTGCACAACAATCCTGGTCACCGCTCACCCCCCTGCCTGCAGCCGGGCCAGCTCCTCGCGCTGGGCCTTACGCGCGTAGAACCGGGTCCAGAGCACGAACTCGTCATTGCCCATCTGCCGCAGCTCGGCGACCGTGCGGCTCAACTTCTGCGCGAGGAAGAACTCGAACTCAAGATCCGGATTCTCCTCGAGGGCCACGTACGCCGCTTTTGCCGGCTCCCTGCCCGAGGCCGGACAGCTCGGCGATCGCGTCTGAGACGGCCGTGATGTCCCCGGCCGCCGCGGACGCCGCCCACGCCGTGACGTCCTCCACCGACAGTTTCGGGTCGGTCATGCCGGCCGCCACGACGAGGGTGTCGCGCCGGGCGATCGTGTCGGCTTCCTCCTGCACGGACAGCACCTCGTCGCGGGTCAACGCGCGGATGGCCACGGTGGAGCCGTCGGGCAGGGTCGCGATGCCCTTGCCGATCTTGCGGGCGAGGATGTCTGCACGGGTCAGGTGCTTCGGGTTCGTCATGGCCGTTACGGTAGCGCCGTCGTGACCACGGGCCCGTCAACGTCCCACTCGGCCGCCCACGTCACCATGTCGTCTACGGGGTTCGTCTCGGTGTACTTGACCAGCACCCCGGAGATCGCGTCCTGCGGCTTGCCCGTGCCCGAGCCCTCGGGCAGGCGCACGATGGCCGTCGTCGTGCCCACCAGGGCCAGCAGGGCGTTGCGCGGGCCCACCGACGCCGTGTTGTCGTAGGTGCCGCCCGCGGTCACCTTCCCGTCCAGCAGGCCACCCTGCTTACGGTGCGCCGTCGCCCCGTAGCCGGTGACGTCGTGCGAGTCCGCCGACACCTCCATGGACGACGTCTTGGTGTAGGGCGAGATGTCTTTGGTGGCCACCTTGAACGAGGTGGTTTTGCCGTGGATGAACGACATGCTCAGGCACCCTTTCCGGTGATGTCGAGGTGGAACTCCGCGGCCAGGTAGTCGACACCGCCGAGCGTAATGATCATGATCTTCGCGGACGTCACGGTCACGACGTCGCACGCGACCCACGCGCCGGTACGCGATTCGATCTTCGCCGGGATCGACTGGGCGCCGGTTTCGTCGAGGTAGGCGCCGAGCCGGACCGCCGCGGTCCTCTCGCTGACCTTGCCGATCCCCACCAGCACGGCCAGGTCGGGAATGCGGGTCTGCCCCCGGCCGTACGTCTGCACGTACTGCACCTCGTCGGGCCACCCCACCAGGGCCATCGGTGGCACCCCGGAGCCCTTGCCCCAGTCGAACGCCCGGATCCCGGGGATAGTGGCCAGCAGCGTCGAGATCTCCGTCTTGACGGTCTGCACGTTCATCAACCCACCGCCCGGCGCCGCGACAAGCCGGCCAGGGTGGTGGACACGTCCGGGTCCAGCCGGGCGAGCAGCCGGATCTCAGACCCGAGGTCCGGTGAGCCGGCCACGCCCAGCGGACTCTCGCGGCGCGCGTACCAGCGGGCCACCTGCAGCAGCACCGCCGCGGACACCTGAGCGGGCACGGTCGTCCACCCCCACAGGGCGGTCACCGATACGGGGTACGGGGCGCCGGGCGACACCATGATGGGTTGGCTGGCGGTGCCGATTCGCTGCCACGGCACGCCCTCGAGGGCGGCATTGTCGGGCAGCAGCGTGTAGCCGGCCGACGCCCACGCCCCGGACCCGACGAGGGTAGGCGTGGCCATCAAGTCGTCCACCTCGAGTTCCCACAGCCCGGACACCGGGTTGTAGTTGGCCGGGCGCCGGTAGGTCCGGGCCACCGCGCCGGCGGCCTGACCGAACTGCCGGTTACACCGCTTGTCCACCGCGCGGGACGCGGCCGTGATCCAGAAAGCGATCTGCGTGTCGTCGGCGGTGTCCGCGATGCGCAGATAGTCCTTCGCGTTCACCAGCGTCACGTAGTCGGGTTTCCAGACCACGGCCGGCGCCTACTTGGCGTCCGCGGCCGGGCCGCTGATCCCGGGGGTGCCCGCCACGGCCGGGTCGATCTGCCCGCGGGCCACCGACGGGTAGACGAAGTCGATCCCGCGCACGCCCGGCCCCGTGTCGACGTTCGGGCCCACGGCCACCTTGGTCTCGGCCGGGGCGTCTGCGATCTCGACGCCCTCCTGCCCGGCCTCGCGCATCGCCTTCTCGACGTCGGCTTTGGTCATCACCCGGCCGCCGTAGTTGATCACCCCGCGGATCTCCAGCTCTTGGCGGTCGCCTTCCGACAGCTGGAAGGTGTGCGCCGGCGTGGCGGCGCCGGCCGGGCGGCCGGCCGCGGCCAGCTGAGCGCGCAGTCGGCGGTTCTCGGCCTCGAGCCGACCGATGGCCTCGTCGGGGGTCGTCGGGTTGGCGGCCGGCGGCTCGGTGGGCTTCGGCGTGGTGGGCGCCTCGCGCCCGGTCGCGTTTGCCATTGATACCTCTCAATTTCGGTGGGCGGGGGCACATCGGCCCCCGCCTATATCCGCTGGTGCTGGGCACCTCGAAGATCATGCGCCCTCGGGAAATCTCGAGGACTGGGAAGGCTAGACCGGGTCGTAGATCAGCTCACGGGTCCGCGTGTAGTCGGTGATCGCCAGGGCTTTGTAGCCCCAGATCCCGAGGTCCACCCACGCGACGCGCCACTGCAGATCGAGGCGCTGCGGGGTCGACAGCCACACCCCAACGACGTCCTTGTCCATCATCCAACTGGAGGCGGCCACGGTGCCGGTGGCGGCCGTCGCCCACTCCGGGATGAACGCCTTCCCGCGCACGTTGAGCGTGTCCTGGTCGCCGCCCATCACGCCCGAGGCGTTCATCGCCCCGTACGTCGGGTAGAGCGGCCGGCCGGCGGTGTCGACGGCTTTGGCGAGCTTCTGGTAGAGGTCGATCTGCGTGAAGACCTTGCCGTACCGGTCGCCGCCGCGGATGAACTTCAGCGCGGTCACCGCGCTGGCGATGGCCTGATCCATCGCCGCGTCGGTCACGGCCACGCCCAGCGCGATGTCCGGGATGGACGCCGCGTTGGCCACGAAGAACGCCTGAATCGCGGCCTCGATGCCCTCGTACCAGCCGCGCACCATCTGCCGCCAGATCAGCCCGGAGGCCTGCGGGTTGCCGCCCTGGTCGAAGACCTCGCGGGTGATCTCCACCTTGCCGGACAGCGCGCTCGGGGTGATCGTCTGCGACGTCGCCGTGAACGCGCCCGGGGTCGGCTCGGTACCGGTGACGTGGTCGGCCACCAGGCCGCTCGAACTCGAGAACTTCGGCAGCACGAACGGCGTGACCGTGTCGAGGGTGCCCTTGTTGAACTCGGTGTACATCGGGTACTGGTAGTCGAGCTGATCGACGTACATGTCCGGTTTGTTCTGCGGGTAGTTCAGGTTGGTCACGTTGCCCGGGGTGATCGCGAACCGCTGCTGCGCGGCGTCGCCCGGGGCGTCCATGCGCCCGAGGTGCCGTTCGCCGTCGAGGTCCCCGAACGCGTACGACAGCCACGTCTTGATCCGCTTGTCGGCGCCCTCACGGGACTCGCCGCCCTCGTAGTTCGGGTTGTAGGCGATCGCGACGTCGGCGGAGAAGTCGTGCGCGCCAGCCCGCAGGTTGCCGTGCCGGTCGTAGCGGTAGGGCAGCGGCTCGTTCACCTGGGCCAGCTGGTGATGCGGCGAGACCACCGCGGGGCCGGCCGGCAGCGCGGCCGGGGCGGCCGGGCGGCCCATCGCGCCGAAAAACGCGGCGAACGCGGCCGGGTCGAAGTTGGGCGGCGGGCCCGGGGCCGGCGCCGGGTCGCCGGTCGGCGGCGTCGGGTCGGGCGGGTTGGGCTGAACCTGCAGAGCGAACGAACGGCAGGCGATGCCCTGCGCGTGTCGCTGGTTGCAGTGCGGGCATGGGTCCACGGGTGGGCCTCCTGTCAGGCTCGCCGCGACCGTGGTCACTCGAGCACCGTCGAACGCGGGCATGTAGGTGGTGCTCGTCTCGCGCCACGTGGCGCGGACGACGTTGTAAACCCCGTCGTCGCCGATCTCGACGTCTCCGGCGTCCGGGTCAAGGCTGAAATCCACGCCGATGCTCAGGCCCGTGTAGAGGCCGTTGGCGGCATCGGAGAGCAGGCCGTCCCGGTAGCCCTTGGCGGCCGGGTCGGGGGTGTCGAGAACGGCCAGGGCGACGACCGGGCCGTCCGCGGTGTCGGTCACCGACCGGTGGAAGCCGACCGGGGTCACGTGATCGACCATGTGCACCAGCCGCGCCGGATCGCCGTACTCGAGCGACCCGGGTTTGAAGGAGTACTTGATCCCGAACTTGTCGGCCACCGCGTTGTACGGCACCGCCAGACCGGTGATCGTTCGGGCCTCCTGGTCCACCGCCGGGGCGGCCACGTCGGTGCCGAAGTCGGCCGCCGAGAACGTGAGCATGGGCGCCGTGTCGAACCGGGCGCCGGCGGCCGGCCGGGCGTTCAGCGACGGCGTCGGCAGCGCGGCCGGCGCCGGCGTCGCGCTGCGGGACACCCGTGCCGGGACGGCCGGGTCGATGCCGGCCTGCCCTGCGATCCACTCCGCGTCCACCACACCCATGCCCTTCAGCTGAGCCCAATAGGCGGCCTGCTCGCCCGGGGCGGATTTCAGGTAGTCGGCAAGGTCCCACTGCGCGGCGTACCCGCGGCGCGTGACGTCGCCCATGCTCAACCGGTCGGACAGAGCCTTCATGAACGGCCCGTACGTCCGGTTGATCTTGTCCTGCTTCTTGTCGACGGAGTTGAAGTACGTCCGCGACGTGGTCGACACCCCGAGGTCTTCCGGGTCGACACCGATGCCGTTGGCGATCTCGAGGGTCACCTGGCGCTGCAGCTCCACCAGCGTGAGGTCCCGCGGCGACGGAGCGGACACGTCGGCCCGCTTCACGCTGCCCGGGATCCACCCGTACGGGCGAATCTGGCGCATCATGCCGTACTCCGCCAGGAACGCGTCCACCTCGTCGTCGTCCATCGGGTCAACCGAGGGGTCATCGCTGTCGGTGAAGTACTCACGCAGCTGCGGGTTCTCCGCGTACATCTGGGCCACCCGATCCAGCGCGAGAGCCCGCCGGATCGCCCGGCCGTTCACCTTCAGCACGCCCGGGTTCGGGGAGTCGAACCGGATCATCAGGGCGGACGGCCACGGCTTCGGGCCCTTGCCGTCCTGCCGGTCGATCCACACGAACCGGCCCGAGGTGTCTTTACCGGCCGGGTCGGTGAGGCTGACCCAGCTCGGGTCCACCCGGCGCACCGACACCGGGTACCCCTCGAAGTCCTGCCCGGTCACCTGCCACCAGGCGATCCCGTCGAAGATCAAATCCTCGATGGTGATGGACAGGTGCACCACGTTCGGGACGTCCGGGTCGTACTGGCGGAACAGCGGGCTGTCCACGATCTCGAGGCCGCGGTAGAGCCGCAGCGGGAGCGTGGCGATCGCGCACAGTTCGTTGCGGCCCCGCTGCACGGCCGCCACCGACATGGCGGACGCCCGGTCCACCGTCGTCGGGGTGCCCGCCCGCATCGACGCCAGCAGGCGATCCACGGGCTGCGGGGCCGTGTCGAACGTCCGCAACGGCTGCAGATCCAGCACCAGCGGCCGGGGCATCCCCACGGCGTCCCTGACCGCCCCGACCGCCGCGCTGATCCACCCCATGATCGGGAGTGTAGACGCTGGTCGCGCTGGTTACGTGCGAACGTTACGGACCACCTGGCGCGGCGCCATCATCGTCTGGGCCAGGTGCGCGGCGCCGGCGGCGGCGTAGACCGCGTCCACGTGGCCGCTCCCGTGCCGGGTCAGCACCCAGCGGTCGTCTTTCCACAGCTTCTCGGCGCCGTCCACCTGAGCATCAAGCAACGCCTGCGCCGAGTGGGCGATCCGGGCCGCGGCCACCAGCGCGGCGAACCCCATGATCACCGCCGGGGCCTCGGTCACGAACTCGCTGACCTGCACCCCGCGCGGCGGCCACGCCTGCCGGCCACCCTTCTTACGACGGTCCCGTAGCGTCGCGTCGAACGTGGCGGCCGGCCCGCCCGGGAACCACCCGAACGCCCGCGGCCGGATCCGGGCGATCCACTCGGGCAGCTCGGCCAGCGCACGGGCCACAGCGTCCGCCCCGTCCCACGCCTCCACCACTTCCACCCGGACCCGGCCGCCCTCGAGCAGCGCGGCCACCGCCAGCGTGACGTGCTGGTGGTCCGGGGAGACGTCGACGCACGCGGCCAGCCTCGAGCGCTGCGCGAGGTCGATCGGCCCCGGGTCGGCGCACGCCGCCCACCCCGCCGGGTCCAGCGCGGGGTCAAGCTGCTCCACCGACATGCACAAGATCTCCGTCAGGAAGCCGGTCAGCTCTTGCGGGTCGGCGCCGGGCTTCGCGACCCGGCGGGCGGCGGCCACGATCGTGTCGCGGTCCATGCGCCGGCCGTACTGCGGGTTCGCCGCGGCGTGCGCGACCGGGTCGGCCGGATGCGACCCGGGCGCCGCGGACCACTCGAACAGACCGATCGGCCGCTCGAGGCCCATCTCGTCAAGGGCGGACTGCCGCAGCGACGCCAGCACGATCGACCGCGCGTCGCCCTGGTTGGTGATGTAGACGACTTGGGCTTTCGGCCGGGCGTTCATCGCGTTGTAGGCCGCGTTGTACGCGTCCCAGCTGTGTTGCTCCCGCAGCTCGTCGCCGATGGCCCGGTCGATCGACTTGCCCCGGCCGCCCCGCCGGTCGGCAGCGCCGATCTTGTACCGGGACCGCTCCACCGTGCTGACCACCTGCTGACCGTTGCCGATCCGCTTGTGCTTCGGCGAGCGCGGCATCAGCCGGGCCAGCTCGGGCGTGTCCTCGGCCAGCTGCACGGCGGCCTCCCACGCCTCCTTCGCCTGCTCGAGGTTCGTCGACGTGCCGAACACCATCGGCCAGCGCTCAACGAACATCCAAAACAGGGCAAGCACCTTGCACACGTGCGTCTTACCGTTCTGCCTGGCCACGATCACCAGGGCCTGCCGGAACCGCGGCCGGCCGTCGTCCAACATCTCGCCGAGGTGGATCACCAACCACTGCTGCCACGGGTCCAGCGGCTCGTGCAGCACCGTGGCCGCGAAATGGATGACGGCGTACCCGTAGCTAGTCCGCGGCGTCAGCGGCCGCAACGGCGGGGTCCACAGCCGCGGCGTAATCGACCCCAGAGGCAGGGGCCCCAGCGCTGGCGTCGGCTCGGAGCTGCTCGAGGGCAACAGCCTCAGCGGTTGGTCCATGCTCGCCTCCCCCGATGCCGGTCACCGCGGGCCGCGCGGACGGTGCCATCCCCAGTCGATCAAGTGTCGCCTCGAACCGGGCGCCGGTCCGGGCGATCGCGAGCACCGTGCGCGCGTACTCCGCCCCGTCGTCGCGCTCGGCGTCCTCGGGCGCGACCTGCTTGCCGAGCGCGGCGAACAGGTCGTCCAGCAGCTCGGCGTAGCGCAGGGCCAGCTGCACGGTGGCCATGTCCCGCGGGAGCCGCGGCGTCGTCTCGAGGGCGACCTCGAGGGCACCCTCGATCGAACCGCTCACGGGGCCGGCCGAGATCGGGCGCACGTTCCGTCGCATTCATCGTCGTCGCACTCGCAGACCCGGGGCCGCATCGGAATCAAGGGCGGCAGGACACCCGTCCAGCGAACCCACGTTCCGTCACGTTCCGTGTTGGCCGGGATTGGTGGTGACTGAGCGTAATCATTACTCATAGTGACGGTCCCGTGAAAATCGGCCCGAGAATCCCGGGGGGAGGGAGAAACAG